AGCCTCTGTTGATTTTTTTGCAATGTTTAAATATTCGGCACGGCTTATACGATCCACTTCTATGTCCGTTGTTGTATCGGAAGCCTTGTAAACAACTGCTTCCAGTATATCGATAAGATCAGAATCAAGTGTATAGCTTGTTGTGCTTGCCGTTAATGTTTGTGTACGTAGTTCAACGGTCCATAGGTTAATGCCCCTGTTAGCCCATTCCGCCAACAGAAGGTTCAAGGACCGTCTTGCTGATTTTAAGTCATAGCCCGAGCGCGCGTGCAAACCGCATCGCTCAAAAGCTTCCTGTATGACTTCATCAACATCCAGGTTGAAAGCGTTAGTGCCCGAAAGTGCCATTTAGGTTACCCTTTTTTCGTTTTCTTTACAGAGCCACCTTTATTGTATTTTTTTACGGTACCACCTTTTTTATAAAGTCTTTTCTTCTTTGGTGGTCTTCCAATTTTACTTCCATATGTTCCCGGTCCTTTTGGCATTTTGCCTCCTTTTGATATTTGTTTAGGTATCGAAGATCTCGATATCATTTATTAGTATGATTTTCTTAACTGTAATACAACAGTATAGTGATCTAAATTAGTGTGACCACTTGTTGTTAAATCAATATCACCATCAGCTCCAGAAGCTTCAGTGTTTTTAATACCACCGAATGATCTAAAGTCCATGTGACCTGAAACATTTCCTGCTGCTGCGCTTCCACCTAGAACTGCTGCTACAACATTTGTTGTCGCATTCCATTCCAAAGCTACGCGCATGCCACCAATATCGTACCAAATTTGTTCAATAGAGGCAAGCGCACATTCTGCGCCTACTGAATTACTAGCTAAAGCTGAAACATCAACTTTTGCTACTGAACTTTCTCCAGAACCATCCGATATGTTTGTGAATTTCATGACAGCGATTCTATCGCCATCAGATAAAGTTTGACTTGTTACGGCATCTGCCATTTTTTCCTCCTATTGGAGAGAGGGGGTTTTCACCCCCGCTCCATTAAAGTTTATTTTATTCGAAGATCAATCTACTTATTGCTTCATATTGAACATCCAAAGCTGCCGCTGCACCATCGCCTGCTTCAATTCCAATATATGGAATTAAATTAATGTCGTTGGTCATAGCAGTTGACTTTTGAGTACGATTATCAATCGTAGCCTGAGTTGTCCCAGTAACCGAAGTTGTCCCATCAAACGTAGTTGTAGCAGTAGTAGCCAAGCCATACTGTTCTCCGTTTACAAAGACAGATAGTTTTCTGTCACTATCCATTGTAATTTTCAAATGATAGTTTGTGCTTGCCGCTACTGTGATACCTAAATTAGTTAGATAATCAGCGCCCGCTATAGAATAAATGAAATATAACGGTGTATAAGTTGACAACACCTGTCCATTAGTTTCATCAGTCGCAAAATAGAAATAAGCCTGATTGGCATCCGTTTGAGGAAGCTGATCATTCGTCAGTTTCAATCCTGCCCAGATTTTCTGGTTGTCAATTGCAGAACTTGTTCTAATTGAACATTCCCAGTGAACCTGGTTTTCAGTTCCCCACTTTGTACCAGTCCAAGCTGTTTGCTTGGTGTCCAAGTGTGGTGCCACAATTGATTGGTCTGCATCTGAACCCGCAGTTGTTATAGTCATACCTGCAACGGTAGCACTATAAGTAGCGAGAGCCGATGTCATGTTAGTTCCTAACGCTTCAAAGTTTCTACTAACTGGTGTGTTCGTAGATTCAGTAGTTGAAGCTAGATCGGCATTAAGTCCTGGTAGTTGTGCAAAATACTCCTCTAAGTAGTATCGTCTTGTGTCTTTGATCCCTAGATCATGAACGGTTCTATCAGCATCCACACCCGTAGACGAAGCTTCACTATAAATCTTGAAGCCAGTCTTTGATCTTACAGGACCGCTAAAACTTGTATTAGCCATAATTTTCTCCTTGGTCGTATAGACCTTATGTTGTGCCGTCTCTATACCGTCTGCCTAGTCAGTCTGCACAACTGTTTATTTCTAGGAAATGGGGCGGACAAGCCGCCCCATAAGTATTAATTAAGCTCCTGGTGAGCCAAATATTCCGCGCCAGTCAGACCAGCCGAAGCTGTATCTTTCTCTTGCTTTATATTTAACGTTTCCAGTTTCGAAGTCACCTTCCATTTTAGTGGAAACAGGTGTTCTTTGGAAATGCTTTAATCCGTTAGGAGCATCGGTTTTAATGAACCACGCGTCAGTATCAGTTAAGAAATTATTAACTACATACCCTTGCGGGATCATGCCCATGCTCTTTGCAGCATTAATATCATTATCAGCAGTGCCAACTCTTTGAGACGTTTTCATCAGTCTCTCAGCAGTAAATTGAAGATTAACTGGAATAATCATTTTTGTTCCGTTAAGAGAAATTTTTAATCCTCTGTCATCGGTCATTCCAGCTATATCAATTAAGGCTTGCTCAAGAGAAGTCTCGTTAAGATCCGCAGCAGTTGATAGCTCATTCTTGACGTTTCCGCCAGTGGTAACGTGGGCTGTAGAGAAAAGCTCTAAGCCGTCGCCTCCTGTGTAAGAACTGTTAAATCCTCTGTTGAGAACATTAGCAGATTTTACTTGTTTAGCGTTCATCATAGAACGTGCTAGTGCTTTGGTATAACGAGAACTGATTTTATCGTAAAGGTTGTCCTCTACTGCTTCCTCAGTAATTGCAAAAGCAAGTGCTATAGTTTCGTGAGTATAGCGAGCAGTAAATGCCTCAGTCGCATCATCGTAATCGACTGATACTCCTTCTGGTTTTACTGAAGCTGTACCGAAACCGGATAGCATTACTTCTTCTTCGAAAGCACGATCAGAATTTTCAGTGTCGAAAATTTCTGTGTGCTGATTGTCGTAGCGGTCGTACTCCAAACCAAACAGCGCGTTAAGGCCGGGCTCGAGTTCTTTGACCAGTTGTGATCTAGATATAGCCATTTAAGCCTCCCTACGCTAGTGTTGCAGCTTGCAAGTAGAAATGCAAGTCTTGTGAAGGTACAACGTATGCGTTAACATTTGCTGTACTTGTATCACTGTTTGAAGGATCCTTAGATATTCCAATTTGCTTCCATGTACCTGTTGTAGCAAGAGTAGAAGTACCAATTTCTTGCGTTGATCTACCAGTTTTAGTGCTTCCACTTACTCCTGCTAAATCAAACCCACCGAAATTCATTGCTTCAGTTCCTGTTCCATCATGCTGTCCTTCAAAGACAATAAATGGGTCATCGAAAACATAGGCCTCAATATCCGAAGCATTTACGTCTGCTGGATAGTATTTTGCCCAGGTTGGTTTACCTGTAGTTGGATCCGTATATTGACAACCATTAAAGATACCTAGAAAAATTGCAGCCGCTGCCACAGTTTCTATAGTACCTGCTGTTACACGCGTTACCATTTGACCTTGGTAAAGTGCGGTATCATAGTTGGTTGTAATTCTATACGTGTTATTACGAATTTCGCCACCAGTTAGATGCCTTACGGGTCTAAACCCAAAAGCTGCGTCTTGGTTAGCCATCGTTTTATCCTTTTTTTAAAGGTTAAGTTTTTAATTCGATGGATAAAAGAGCTAGAAAATTAGGTCTTTCGGTTACCACCGAAGCTTACACGACTTTGCCTCTCAGGTTTACTGATTGGCATACTGGGATGTTGATCCTTCAATAGATCGTTTTCTATTGCGTCATCTCTATCTTGCGTTTTTTGCGCAAAATAGTCTATACGTTCTTGCACGATTTCTTCCGGAATCTTTGCCAGTAATAATCCCCCAACTCCAATAACGCCTTTATATTTACCTTCCTGTACAGTTGGATATTCAGCATCATAAGCATCGCCTCTTACGAGTTCGAAGCCTTCTCTTAGTCTAGCCGATAAATTTTTATTATCTTCTTGACCTAGAGTTTCTGATCTTATCCATCTGTGTATAAACCCAGCGGGTGCAGGTGGCGCGTCTAGAGATGACGGTGGTGCCCATGGTTTCCTTCGAGTCGCTTTGTCTCTAGAAAGGGCAGCGCGTGGAGTCTTATTTGTAACTTTTAATTTATCATTCATATGCCTACTCCTTCACGTATTTCGCATATTCTTCAAGTGGCACACCTAATTTTTTAGCAATCGCTACTTGTGACGGTGTGAGTCTCACGGTCTTGCGTCCAGTTCCTGAGGATCTTGAGGCAGATGCAACGGTCTGAACGGGTTTGCTGCTTGCCTTTTCTTCCCC